GGCATCAAACCATTCGGAACGGCTCACAGATCTGATGTTCCCCATTACGGTGGATTCCGTCTCTGTAACTGCCTCCTGTCCTATGTCATCGATGGTTGATGTCTCACTGATCAACGTAATTTCAATCAGATTGTCCATCATCCACCTCCGCATAGTCTGAGTATTTACTGCTCATGAGCAATTCTTTCTTTGCCAGATCATATGAAGCCCTTAGAGCCTTGCTTCTTTCCAGATCAGAAGTCTGATACCATCGATACCCGGCATACAAGAGGATTGCTCCCTTAATCTTGCCTGCCGGATTCTCTGGTATTACTATGTTAGCCGTGGCAACCAGGTCGTCTTCAGCTTCATCAATGAGGTCATTGATCTGGCTGTTAATAGCCTGACTATTGATTGATATTCTGTATGCAATTTTAAAATCATCTATTAAAGCCATCTCATGTGCCTCCCATCAATTACTCTGTAACCTTGTTAATCTTAACGAATGCCTTAGGCGCAACAACTCCCATACCTACGAACTGACGGCCTACGACCTTAACAAGGTCTTTCTCAGCAAGTGAAAGGTCATCAACCTTTATCTTAACGTCATTTCCTGCAGGGAAGTTAGCCTGGAAGCCGTATCCGATATCACCGATGATTACGAATGTGTCATCATCTGAAGCTGCACTGAAAGAATCAAGAGCATCTGAGAAGATGATTCTGTCCTTGAGACCATCATAGATGTCTGCTCCGTAGCTAAGTCCAAGAGCAACAGCCTCAAAAGCTGCCTTTGTCTGTCTATTCATAACTATTCTGAGGTCCCTTGCCTTTCCAGAAAGAAGAGCAACTGCATTAACGATTGTATCAGCAGCAATTGCTGAAACCTCTAAAACAGGAACTCCAGGGCCCTGTGCAGCACTTGTTGTTGCAGGAGCAGCAATGATTTTTCCGATTGCAATTTCATCTGCCTTCTCAACAATCTTCTGAGCAAGTTCCTTGTAGATCTCCTGAAGTGTATCAATTGTTGTGTTCTCGATAGCTTCGTCAGAAACTGTGATCCACTTCTTGATTGACTCAGCCTTAAGTTCTACAGTACCCCAAACAAGAGTCTCTTCATCCGGAGCATTTGTTCCCTCAACATGAACTGATGCACCTGTTGCTGATACTTCAAATCCGACCTTAACATTTCCCTTATAAGTTGTTCTCTTTGCAAACTGAAGGAACTGTGCTTCCTCCCATGCGTTCTTGATTTCATTCTCAAGAACTTCCGGAACTGGAACTGATCCACCGCTTACATTAGTTGATAACAGGGCTCTTGCTTCTGTGTCATCGCCTGTTATTATAGCTTTAACGAAAGCCTTTCCATACTCGAGAGTATTTCTCATCTCCATATCTGTCATTTTTGTATCCTCCTCTTTTCTTACCTCAATGACTTCTGCCATCTGGTCTGCTGCAACTGCAGCTCTTTTCTCTGCAGCTTCCTTGGCTGCGGTCTTAAGCTCCATCTGACGCTGTTCGATGGCATCAACTTCTGCGCTGAGAGCTTCAATGTCGGAATCTTCCGATTCCATTTCGACTTTAATATCTGCCACTCTCTGATTAAGAGCTTCGATATCAAGAGCCTTGATTTCCTCAATAGTCATGATTAAACCTCCATTAGTTTAATTCTGAGCTTCAAAAGCTCAACCTGTCTGTGTCTTTCTTCAACTCTCAGTCTCTCCGCTGTCTCTGCCTCGATCACTCCGTCAAGGTAAGAACGAGTTGCAATATCTATCTCAGTGTCCGGGTTTGCCGGGAAGCTTACCGCCGACACATCATATAGCTTATCAATTCCGAGAATCTTTCTCGTGTGTGTTTTCTGATCATAGGACTCTTCATTCACTGTAAATGCGAAAGACATCTGATAATAGTTATGGATTTTAATATCCTCATAAATCTCTCTCGCACTTGCTGTTTGCCCCAGATCTATTCTGCAGAATAAACCATGCTCATCGACTTTCAAATCTACAAGGCCATTCTTTGTTCTGGCATATACGGGGCCTGCATGATCAATGCGGAAAACCACATCTCCCATATCAGTATTCTTGAAAGCTTCTGAATCAATCTGTTCGATATATTCTATTCCGGTGTCCGGATCTTTCCAGAGAACATACGGAGCAAATGTCGAAGCATAACCTTCAACGATAAAGCTCTCAGGCTCTCCATCTACCCTTTCCCTGATCTGCAGATCTGCAGGTCTGTAAAATCTATTCTCATTCATCTTCATTTCCTCCATTGTTTAGATCATTGGCATCTTTATACTCGCCTCTAATCGTTCTTACATCTCCACCATCAACCGGCATGAGGTTAAATATCTCACGGGCCTCGTTAATGGATAAAATCCCTCGATCTGTGAGTTGTGCAGCCACATTCAATTTATCAGCATTGCTCATATACTGAAGCCTGTTCGCTGTTGCCATCAGTAAAGAGCCCTGACTCTGTTCTCTCGGAGTAAAGAGCATTCTGGTCATTACTTCAGAAAACTGAATGGCGAAAACCTCAACGCAGCCTTCATAGAATGCAGCCCATTCATCACCATTCGCAAGGTTCTGAAGAATCCGCTCATTGACTCCGTAATAGTTATAAACGTTGGTCTGAATGAGTTTCATCTGTCCTTCATCCACAACAAAGGACTTAGAGTCAAGCTTGGTAATATTGGTATAAGTATTCGGGAATAGGAGTAATCCTTCCGAATCAGCATCAGCTGTGAGGTTCTGAGAAGTGAATCTCTTTCTCTCTTTCGCCAGATCCTCCGTCTTCGTAAAGTTAGATACCTGAGCCCAGAACTTGTATGTATTACTATTCTTCGTTGCATCCTTGATTCCGTCTCTCTGGAGCTTGATCAGAGACATTGTATCGAGCAGAGCTGCGTTACTTTCTCCGAAGAAATCACTCTTATATTGAAATTTCGTCATTATTCCGATGAGATCCAACTCAATAGCTGCAGTCTGTCCGTTATTGAATCTGTATCTGATCCACGGCTCTCCTTCAACGGATATTACTTCGCATCTGGTCGGAAGTACTGGATATACACCAATTATCTCCCCAAACTCTCCAAACACAGGAACAATGAACGCTGTGTTCTGCATGTCCAGAATGGTTGAAATCCTATACAGAAACTGACTCCATGTCTGAAAGTCGTTAGGAGACCTCTTCATTCTGATCTGAAGCTTCGGCTTTGCAGCTCCCTGAATCTCTACACGGAGTTTGCTTATATGTCTTGCTCTCGCATCAATAGCACTTCTGACAAGCTCCGACTCATAGAGTGAACCGCTCCAAGATGTATACACCGGCTCATATGCAGTTAATAATTTGAATTTGCCATCCACCTTTTGAGGCTTTGGCTGTTCAGATTTTCCGAACAACTTTTCAAACAGTCCCATTTTTAACTCCTATTAGCTAATTGATCTCCGATCTGACTATTCCACTTCTGCTTAACAGTCAGAGCATCTAACATTGCAGCCACTCCATCTATGTGATCAGAAGCAGCCATCTTAACAAGCTTTGTTCTGTTGCTTTCGTTGTCATGCTTCAATGCAGCATTCAACAAATGTATTTTCAAAAGATCGTTGTTTCCAATCTTCAACTTACCATCCTTTGCTTTGCCTTCCATTTCTGAAATGACAGGCCCGAGGTTATATCCCTGATACACATCATCACAATGGAACCCTCGATTATTCAACTCTGTAATCAGATACTGACTTGAATATCTATCATATCCGACTTGGAGCGGAAGAATCTCATATTCATCAACCAGGCTGCAAAGCCAGTTGAAACAATCATGATAATCGATGAAATTATCTCCGGAAAGCTCAAGCCAACCCTTCTGGATATATTCTCTGTATGGCAAACCATCACGAAGAGTTGCTTCCTCAAGCTTTTCTGCAGGCATCCAAAATTTAGCCAGGACATAATTAACATCGTCCTTTTCAATTATCACGCACGCAGCAGTCAAGTCCGTTGTCATTGATAGGTCGATTCCGGCCACACAGTAAGAGCTTCGGAACTGCTCAGGAGCAAGCTCCTCACATTCCATCTTCTTAACGGTCTCCGTACTGAGCCACGCAAGAGAGCTGTTTTGTTTGATGTTACAATACTTCGTCAAGAACTCGGCCTTCTTACTCAGAGAGCCTTCCGCAATGGCAATCTCTTCCAAGAGGTAATCCACAGATACACTAACTCCGAGATTCGGGTTGCTCTTCTGAAGCTCATTGATGTCATTCCACTTTTCCGGATCATCAATCATATACAAAAATGGAAGCAGTCTCTTTTCTTTTGAATCCCCCAGAAGGAACCTTGTAGCTCTCTTGATCAACTCATCATAAATGGATTCATTGACGTATCCTGCTGTCGATATACTCAGGAGCAGAGCTTCTGGCCTTGCTCCCATTCCGGACTTCATAACCTCGTATTGCTTAAGGCCCTGATCACCGCCCCAACTTGCTATCTCATCGCATATTGTCAGCGAAGGATTGAATCCATCAGATTTCTTAGCACTGAAGGCTATTTTCTTAACAGTGCTGTTAGTCGATTCAATAAACAGATCTGTCATTCTGTGTCTAGCAGTATTCGGTTGAGCATCTACAGGAAGCTTTGTATCCTGTTTCAATTCCTTATCCAGAGATATCTGTGTCCAAATATTGGAGTATATAATTTCTGCCTGATCAAGCTTCGGAGCCAGGCAATATATTCTAGTTCCGTAACCTCCATCAAGGAAAAACACATAATTTGCTATCGCAGAGGCAAAAAGGCTCTTGCCATTCTTCCTGGCAACCACGAGGACTATTTCTCTGAATATCCTCTTATCCTTCTCATCTACAATGCCAAAGACACAGCTTATAAGAGCCTTCTGCCATAGTTCCAATTTCATGAGCCCCGGAGCA